ATCTTTGACTCGACAACTGCCCGCGAATCGTTTCCCTTAAAGATCAGGCCCGCCGGTGCGAAGGGCGGGCCTGTAAGGGCAGCAGCCTATTGCGGTGCGGACTGCTGCGCAGCACTCGAACGGTTCTGGGCCATCCGAATGCCTCGATCATCATCTAACCTGCGAATCACTTGGACGCAAGCGAAAGCGTGCCGATATCCCCATGGCACGCTCTCTGTTGCGTCAGTTGTGTGACTAAGACGGGCCGCTGGCGAGAGCTGGCGGCCTGTTTCGTTGCAGGGAGATCGCCGAAAGCGATCAGCCTGAAGTGGCCCGGCGGGTTTCACCCGTATTCCCACCCCGCCGGGCTGCATCTCGCGGCGAGGAACCTGATCCGTCCTTGCCGAAGTGGCCCGGAGGGTGCCTGTTTCCCCTCCGGGCCGCGCCTCTCGACTTCGCGGCCTGATCAGCCGAAGTGGCCGCTAGGAATGAAGGGCAATCGGTGGGCCTTCACCGTCTTCCCACTTTCCTAGCGGCTGCGCCCTTCGATCTAGCTAATCGAGGGAGCTTCCCTTGTGGTCAGTCTGGAACGTGCTGAATGACCACCAGCGCGAACATCTGGACTCTGTGCCCCGTACTCGCCCTCTCTCCTATTACTGATTCTTTCTTACTGCGGCCCGAGCAACAGAAAGGAAGCAAGCAAGTGAACAAGGTTCTTGCCTCAGCTGAGACAGCTTCATCGGATGGCCAGTTAAATCTCTCCATTGATTCGGTGCTTGTTGGTTCAAAGGAGATAGAGACGGACTCGGTGCCGCGCGGGCGCGCGCGCAACCCCAGTATCGCAAGGATCGTGCCAACATGAAAACGCTGCGCGAGGATCAGGAGCGAGCGGTTAACGATATCCGCGATGCGATGTATGAAACGAAGCGCGTGGCGATGTCCGGCCCGACGGGCATGGGCAAGACGATGATCATCAGCGACATCGTCAGTCGAGCGCTCGACAAACAGAAAAAGGTTCTGATCACGGTGCCGGCGATCTCGTTGGTCGATCAGACGATGCAGGCGCTGTGGGCGCAGGATGTGAGGGAAGTTGGCGTGATCCAAGCGGCGCATCCGATGACGGATTGGTCGCGCCCGGTGCAAGTGGCGAGCGTGCAGACGCTCCAGCATCGCTGGAAAGAGGGCAAAATGCCGGCGGCGGACATCGTGCTGGTCGATGAAGTTCACAAGATGTTCGAGTTGTTCTCGAATTGGATGCCTGATCCGGCGTGGGCGAAGGTTTGGTTTATTGGTTTCAGCGCCACGCCGTGGTCGAAAGGATTGGGCTTGCTTTACGATCGGCTAGTGGTGGGAAGCGATATCCGGGCGCTAATCAACACGAAAGTGCTGGTGCCGTTTCGCACGTTCGCTCCGGATGCGCCTGATCTTTCCGGCGTGCGCGAGAGCATGGGCGACTTCGTCCAGAAAGACCTCGACGAGGTGATGCGCCCGCACAAACTCGTGGCGAACATCGTTTCGACATGGAAGGACACGGCGATCGATCGGCCGACGGTGTGTTTCTGCTGTTCGCGGGCACACGCTGATCAAATGAGCAAAGAGTTCAACGACGCCGGTGTCGGTGCCGGCTATCTCGATTGCGATTCGCCGTTGAGCGAGCGCAGCGAGGTGCGTCAACGGATGCTGGCCGGCGAGATCAAGATCGTGTGCAACGTCGATGTAATTGGACTCGGCGTCGATTGGCCCGAGGTCTCGTGCATCATCTATGCGCGGCCGACAATGAGCGATATCAGGTTCGTGCAGAACGTTGGGCGCGGCTTGCGAGCCGCGCCGGGCAAGGAAGACCTGTTGATCCTCGATCACAGCACGACCACGATGCGGCTGGGCTTCGTGGATGAAATCTACAATTACCATCCGAAGCTCGACGACGGGAAGACGAAGCCGAAAAAGGAAGTGGTGTTGCTGCCGAAGGAATGTCCGGCCTGCCATCTGCTCAAGCCGCCGCGTGTAGCGAAGTGCCCGCACTGCGGCCATGTCGCCGAGGTGCACGCTGATCCGGTGCGATGTGAGCGTGGTACGCTGCGCGAGTATGTGCCCGATGCCGAGATGGCCGATCTGCGCAAGCAGCTCCCCGACAAGCAGCACGTATTCGGCCAGCTGTGGTGGTGGGCGCAGCACAAGGGCTACAAGCCAGGCTACGCGGCGGTGAAGACGAAGGAGATATTCGGCAGCTTCCCGCGCAATCGCGAGCCCGAGCCCGAGACGATCACGGCGCCGGTGCAAGAGCTGGTGAATTATCTCTACATGGCCACCGAGAGATGGAAGAAAGAGCAGTATAGCAAGCGCCGCAAAGAACGTGCGATGGAGCGTAATGAGCGCTACATCAATGGCAGCGGCAACGGTCACGATCACGATAGCGGTGCGCTGAGCGAGCGCGATCAGGCGATCATCGATCGTGTGCGCGAGCAGTACGGCGACAGCAAATTGATGACCGAGGAAGATTACAAGGACATGTGATGTTCACGGCGGAGGAGAAGTGGATCGAGGCGCGGCGGGAATTAAAAATGCGCATGCGGGTCTATCCGCGCCTGATCGAGGCCGGCGACTTATCCGAACAGGCGGCGAGGCAGCGCATCGGTATCATGCAAGAGATCGCAACGGACTACGAGAGGCTGGCGCAGACTGAGCGGCTAATATGATGCGGCTTGGAACGGATCATCCGCTGCCAGATGTGCGTTGCATCAATTGCGGGGTGATATTGACAGGCGCGTTTGCCGTCGATGCTGATCATAAGCCAGAGCCCGGCAACATTTCGATCTGTGCGGACTGCGGACATATCGCGATGTTCGCCGATGATCTCTCGATGCGCGAGTTGACGGCGAAAGAGCAAATCGAGATCGCTGGCGATATGCGAATACTGATGGCGCAGCGTGCACTTGCCAGCGTGCGGCAGCAACGCAAATGACGCCGGACAAGATACGATCGCTGCGATTGAAGCTGCGTAACGTGTTGTGGCGATGCTTCCCGCAGGCCGACGGCATAACGATCGGCCTAGCAGTGAATAGATTGCTGCCGCTGATGGTGCGCGAGTCGTCTAATCTTGTGGAAATGGAACACGACAGGGATTGCGCTTGTTGGGATTGTCTGTTGGCTTTGAATGCCGCCGTTGCCGAGCATCAAGCTTGGATGCGTGCGGCGCGACAGGCTGCCGAGGAACATGACTGAGCAACGCAATCTCTTTCGCATGTCCGTGCCTCGCCGGATCGAATTGACGCCGACGCAACGCGAGGTGCTGGCATGGGTCGAGTTCAGTCAGGGGCAATATGCGGCGTGGCCACGTCGTTTTCAGACGGCAACGCTACGCTCGTTGATGGACAAACGACTGGTCAAGTGCGTGGCGCTCTCGCCGGCCAAATATCTGTTGACGCCTCAGGGCCGCGCCGTGCGATCGCGCTACGGTGATAGGCCAGAGAGATCGAGGCGCAAACCGCCGCTCGTGACTCAGATGTTTTTCAGGGACGCGGACGAGTGACGAAACCGATCTGTATTGGCTGCAACAAGCATCCCGACGAGCTGAGCGAATACGTTGATGCTGCATGGGAGAACGGATTCTCCTCTCCTGCCGAATACGTGCAGCGCGAGGAGGGCACCTACAACCCAAGCAACGGACATTTCCTCTGCACTGGCTGCTATATCGAAGCGGGAATGCCGACGAGTCCGAGAGGATGGACTGCATCATGAAGGCGCAGAGGCCAAGGCGACAGCCGGCCGAACGGGTCGAGAATCGCCTGCTGACGAAGATCATTCCCTATGATCGCAATCCTCGCACGCACAGCCCCGAGCAGATCAGCCTGCTCGCCAATCTGATGAAGAAATACGGCGTCGATCAGCCGATCGTGGTCGACGAGAAGGGCGTCATCCTCAAAGGCCACGGCCGCCGACTGGCAGCGATCAGGGCGGGTCTCATAAGTTATCCCGTCGTGGTACAACGCGGGCTCGACGAGAACGACAAACGCGCATTGCGCATTGCTGACAATCAAGTGGCGCTGCTGTCGGGCTGGGATGACGAGTTGATCAAGATGGAGGTCGGCGAATTGAAGCTCGGCGGCTTCGAGATGCCGCTGCTCGGATTCTCCGACGCGCAGATGACGCGGCTGAGCGATGACGATCAGGACGCCTCGCCGCAACTCTCCAATCTGTCCTATGCGGTGATCGTGCGCTGCAAAAATGAGGACGATCAGCGCGATCTATTGAAGCGCTTCGAGCGCGAGGGGCTAAAATGCGAAGCTTTGATCTCGTAGTCGAAACCAAACTTGATCACTCGGCACGAGTCAAGCAGCTCTCCGGCATGTTCGACGTGCCGGCGCGCGAGAAGCTCACGCATCACTGGAAAGGCAGCCTGTCGATCGACGAGCGGGACTGGAACGTGGGCCTGATCGTCGGGCCATCGGGCGCCGGCAAATCCTCAGTGGCGCAGAAGCTCTTCGGCGAGCGCCCGTTCAAACGCTGGAAGGCGCATGCTGTCGTTGATGACTTCGACGAGAAACTGTCGATCGAGACGATCGCCTCGGCGTGTTCCGCCGTCGGCTTCAATACGATTCCAAGTTGGATGAAGCCTTATGCCGTGCTCTCGACCGGCGAGCGCTTTCGCGTGGAGCTGGCGCGGCATCTGCTCGAAGACGCCGACCCGATCGTGGTCGACGAGTTTACCTCGGTGGTCGATCGGCAAGTGGCCAAGATCGGTTCGCATGCCGTGCAAAAGATCGTGCGCAAACAGAATCGGAAGTTCATCGCCGTCACCTGTCATTACGACGTGATCGAGTG